GGACTCTGCGCCTTGGCTTTTAGTTGTGAGATCCACTAAAACTGTGGCGTAATTGCCCAAGGTTGGCAGCACCTTATTGCCAACAGTTTCCTCAAGTTCGCCCAAAGCAATCTTCAGCGTTGTAACTTGACCCTCAAAAGTTTGGGCGTTCTTTGTAGCAGCACCAGCAAAAGAAGAAGCCAGGCTGCCTAACACTCCATCTAGGTCTTTGGCTTTAACAGCGTTCTGATCAAGAGGAATACCCAGGCGAGTAAGTGCAGTAAAATTGCCAAGGGCCGCACGTGATAACGCTGTGCTGACGCTCGTGAGGTCACGGCCCGACCCAGCACTCACGTCTAACGCCAATTTCAATAGGGACTGTGCCTGTGTGACATCCCCTGTGGCTCTGACGAGTTTGGATAGAGCCGGTCTAAGAGCCTCATCAGCCGTGGCCGTTTGGTACATAAGCGCCGTCACGGAATCTTCAACGGCAGCCACCTGCTGTTGATTAGCGCCAACAGTATTTTCCAAAGCAATCTTCAACTGCTCTTGACTCTTTTGATCCTCAGCCGCTGCCTTGACAGCACGTACCAGTTCAGTGGTTACAGCACCAATGGCCGCTGTGGCAGCAGGGCCGCCCCAAGTCTTTAATGCGTAGGAAGCCTTTTGAGTAGTGGTTTCAAGTTGGGCAAAAGCCTTTTGGGCTTTCTTGATTCCCTTCTCATCAAAGGCGGAAACGATGTTAAGAATTACACTCATTAGATCCTCATGGCATTGTTGGTCAATTTCATTACTTTGTTCACAAGGTCTTTGACCTGCTGCTGCACCTCATCAGATGCCGAGTCATAAGCCTTGTAGATGATTCGTGAGGGTGGCCCAAAGCGATCTGTGAGGTTGTCAGCCATAACACCTTTGGCCAACATATCTAGGGTGGTTGCCTGTGGCCCCAGCCAGCGGATGCCAAAGACACCTAGATTCTGCTTAAAACCACCCGGTGCATCACGTACCTTCTTGCCGCTGGTGAACGCTTTGATGTTCTTGCGCACTCGGGCATCGTTCCAACTCATAATGTCAGCGCCTGACTTGCCAATCCATGAGCGAGACATACCAGACAAAGGTGCATTGTTGGGCAGCATAGATTCTGCCTTGCCCAGGACAGGCTGGACAATCTTCTTAAAGTCCCTGGTGATCTCTCGGCGCAGTTTCTTGTCCATCGTGTTGAGTTCTTTCAGGGCTTCTTTCAGACCTACAACTTCTATGACGTTGGGCATTACTTCTTGCGGCTTTCGTTAATCATCTTGATGACTGTGGAGAGATCATCTGTTGTGAACTCTATCTCACGTGGCCAAAACCCTGTGGCTATTAGCACCGCCGCTAGGGAATGTCGGTAGGTGCCTCGGAGAAAGGGCGGTCAGTGTCCTCACTAACAATCTCAAGGGTGACAAGTTTCTTAATGAAGTCATCAAAGACGATTGGTACAACAATGCCGTGAGTCTGGCAAGCAGCCCAGCACAAGAACGCTAGATCCTCTATGCCAATGCCGTTAGCCATCTCTGACGCTTTGGTCTTAAACTTGCGTTCCCATTGTGTGACACACCAAAGGTTGGTGATTACTGTAAATGGGCCATCGCCTAGATCGGCTCTGAGTTCTAGTTTCATGTCGGGATTCCCTTGTGTGTTTTGTTATGCGATTGCAGCAGTGTAAACACCACCACGGAATGTAAGCGAGATGCTTGACAACTCTCCAAGTGATGCGTCAATGACTGGCAAAGCCTCAAGGTATGTGCCGGTCAAAGTGAATGACGGGTTGGTTGCACCAACAGCGCTTGACGTTGGCTTCATGACCACTGTTGTGGCTGTGCCTACAAGAGTTGCCAAGGTGGCGTAGGTCTCTGTGGCTGCATAAGACATGAACAATTCCACAGTGAGTTCGTGGTCTCCAAGACCAGCAACATAAACACGTGAACTTGTGCCAAAGGCTGTGGACTCTAAGGCATCGTACTTGACAGTAAGAGTTGCTGAGGTTGTCTGATCTGAAAGATCAACTGAATTGACAGTCAGTGATGGATTGGAAAGGTAAGTGCTGGTAGCCATGGTGTTACTCCTCTGGAGATGTTTCTACTGTTTTATCAGATTTGGTGGGTGATTTGTCGGATTTGATAAAGCCGCCCTGGATGAGCGCTTCAATGTTTGTTTCTTCAGAAGGTACGAACTTGTCGCCCGGTGTTCCGATTCTTTCAGAGATGATTGTGTACATGGCCTGCCTTACGCTGTCTGTGCTTGTATGGATACTACTAGGTCATAGCAAGGGTATTCTGCACCGCCAATGAGGTACGCAGTGGGCTGGCCGTTCATGACGATCACATTGCTTGAGATCACCTTGGCTGTAATGCTGAGCAGTTGGCGCAAGACTGGCAAGTTGGCTGGCCCTGAGCCAAGCACCTTGATAGGGAATGTCACGTTGAGGATGTTGCCGTTACCGGCAAAGGTGGTGAAGGATGGTGCGTCAATGAATACACAGTTGGGGACAATCTTCGTGGGATCTGTAACCACCCTGATGCCAGCGACTGTGGCTATCTTTGCTGCCACATCATCTATGGCTTCATTGAGAAGGTCTGTAAAGGCCACTACGCCACCTGCGGCCGTGAGATGCCTAGCAACTGCTTGACGATTGGAGTCATGGCAGAGACGCTTGCAGTGCCCATTCCGTCAAAGGTGGCAAAGGTCTCTTGTACAGATCCTCGTGAGCGCCACAGCGCTGCGCCGTACATCAAGGTACCAAGAGTGACATCACCGCCAGGGCTGCTGCTAAGGCTGTCACCTGTGTAGCCGGACTCCTGCCTACGTCTAAAACAGAAGGCATTACTGGCTGAGGTTGCCTGTGTAAGAAGTGTGTAGTCATCACTCGGGTTGTCAATAGTTATGCCCAAGTAAGTCATCAACTGTGCAGCCGTAATCCATGTGCACGTTTGTACAAAACTCAGAGAGCCAGGTGGAATGGCAGCAGAACGGTCAAGGTCTGCGTCTGCGTCATAATACATAACCTGATTGGGGATTGGTACGTGCGCATCAAAGATGAGGTTCCCGTCAGAGTCTGTACCCATGTACAGGTACTGGGGCTGGGCATAAACAGAGAAAGTTCCGTTTAGCCCATGCCCAAGACCTGTGACAGTGATTGACTCACCGACAGCAACGTCATTATCTGTGAGGGTCTGTATCACCGCATAGTTGTCTATGCGCTGATGAAAGATGATCTCGTAAGTAGCCATGGCGGCTTACCGCCTTTCTGGCTAAGCCTGGGTGATCTTGCGGATCATTCCCGGTACGGCTGCAAAAGTTGAACAGTAACCATGGAATGACATTGTGCGGCCCAATACCGATGGGTTCTCAAAACTCATCAAAGACTGAGGTGCTTCGTAGTACTCGTACGCATCGCCTTGGCCTTGGCCTACTCGTGTGATGATCATTGTCTTGGCAGCAAAGTTGCTGTCCACTACAAGTTGCAAGCCGAGTGGGTTGCCGTTCCATGAAGATGCTGATGCATTTCCTAGAGCGTTCTGGCCTGTAAGTCCTGCACCAATGAATGGGAACACTGGGCGACCAGTTGAGTCTGCAAGTTGTCCAAGTTGGCCCCAAACATCTGGCGACACGAACATATGCGTAGGTGTCCAGTTACGGCCATTGGAAATATCAACTGCTGAGTCATAGACACTCTTGAGAAGGTCAGCAACTGACAAGTCCCAAACGCCTGATGACGTTGCTGCGGCAAGCAAGTTGTCTGCTGCAAGGTTGTCAGATGCAATCATGTATTCACCCATGAGGTCATTCAAGATCAACTGCATTGCGGCAGGGCTCGTGAACGAAATGTCTTGAGCGCTCAAAGTAACTTGGCCAGCGAGTGTGGTCTTAGTAACTGAGTTAGATGCAATGACCATTGTGGTTGCTGATACTGCTGAAAGTTCTGTTGATTGTGCGGCCACGCTTGTGTGAGTTGTGATGGTGGGTCTCACAAATGTCTTGGATTGTCCAGAGTCTGGATACGCACGAACGCCAACGGCTTCACAGGTTGGGCGCAAGAAGTTGAGATCCTGTACCAATGGGCCGAGCACTGGAATTGGAAGGAGTCCTGGCGTATCGGTTGTGATTACATCACCGGCGGCTGCCTGAATGTTTGTGCGCTTTGAGGCTGTGTAATCAGCCACTGCTTTGTTCATGTTTGCAAAAGTCTGACCACCCGAGTGAAGGGCTGCCATGAACTCGCCTGCTGTTGGAAGGCTGAACTCTCGTGCTGCTTGTGCGTAAAGAGGTGAGGTTGGAATTGACTCAGGG